CAAGAGCGTCGCGCAGCGGATTGGCCAGGTGGGCGGGCAGCACCATCTCCTGCTGGTGCAGCTGGGCCAGCGGGTTGACCCCGGCCGGAATGTCGTAGCCGCCCGCGGCGGACGCCAACCCCTCGAAGGCGATCACCCCCGCGAACGCCGCCGCCCCCGCTGCGATGCCCCACAGCGGCGCCGGCGGAATGCCGGCCATCGCCCGATAGGCAGCGCCCCCCGCCGCCGCGGCGTCGGACTTGATCTGCTTCAGGTTGGCCAGCAGGTTGATGCCGGTGGTCTTGTCCGCCGCCTCCTGGTTCAGCAGCGGCCCCATCTGGGCCTTCATCTTGGTGACCGCCAGCTGGGCTATCTCGCCGGCGATCCAGTTGGTCACCATCCGGTCGATCACCCGCAGGAAGTCCTGCAGCAGCGACTGGCCGACCGCCCTCACCTCCTGCGCGAAGGTCTTGGTGCCGTTGGCCATCTTCAGCAGCCCCTCGGAGAACGAGCTCACCACCGGCGCGATCGCGCGCTTCCAATGCTCCACCAGCCCGGTCTGGTCCTGGTCCTGCTCCCGGGCGAGCGCCGCCCACAGCTGCGCGATCCTGGCCGTCGTCGCCGCGGTCGCGTCCACCGAGCCGCCATCCGCCGCCTCGATCGCGGTGACCTGGCTCTGGGTGCTCGCCGCCTGCATCGACGCCAGCTGCTGGTAGTACTGGCCAGCCGAGACCTCGCCGCGCGCGAAGCGCCCTTTCAGCGCCGCCTCCTCCTGGGCCAGCGCCGCCTTCTGCGCCGCCAGGGTGCGATCGAGCGCCTTCTTGCGGGTCTCCGCTTCCTGGTTGGCCCCCGTCTGCGTCGCATCCGCCGACTGTTGCGCCGCGGTCTGCGCGGCCGCGGCCTGCTGGCTCTGGCTGGCGGCCGCCGTCGTTCCCATCGCCCGGAATTGGTCGCTGAGCTGGGTGACCGCCGTTTGCAGGCTGGCGAGCACCGTCTTGATCTGCGCCACCGCGGCGGCCACCTGGCTGGTGTCGGCGGAGAACCGGATGTTGGTGGTGTCAGCCATGCGCGCCTCCGATCACTCGTTCGCCGCCACCCGCTCGCCGCCCGGCATCGAGGCCAGCACCGCGGCGAAGTCCTCCGGCCCGTAGAGGTCCTGCGCCGCCGGCCCGCGCGGCTTCCATCCGACGTAGGCCGCCAGCGTCACGTGCAGCGGCGGTCCGGTCTGGGCCCAGTGCGCCTGCAGCTTCAGCCAGCGGAGCACGTCCCAGCCCGCCTCGACGCCGTCCCAGTCGGTCGACCCGAGGCTGGCCAGAACGCCGACGATCAGGGCGTCGAAGTCGCCGTCGAAGGGCTCTCCGCCCCCAAAGGGCCGGTCTCCTCGGGCCTCGCCGCCAGTCCGACCTCGATCATCAGCTGGTTGACGAACGGCCGCAGCCCGGCCATCTCGACCGGCGTCAGCGCGTCCTCGAGCTCGTCCACGCTCACCGCAACCGACGAGCCGACACTGACGATGCCCAGCACGCCATCGACGCTGTCCATCGGTTCGCTGGCCTCCTGCACTGCCGCGATATAGCGCCAGGCCGCCTTCAGCTTGCGGAAGTTGGGCAGGGTCACGGACCACACCTGTCCGCCAATGGTCACCTCGGCCATGCCTCACCCCGTCATCGAATAGTTGAAAACATTGCCCGAGCCGTTGTCCTGGGCGCTCATGTCGAGCTGCGGCAGCGTGAAGTCGTCGAGCTTCAGCGGCATCGCCAGCTTCGGGCACTGCACCGCCGGGAAATTCAGAAAGAGCGAACGGACGACGCCGTCCGAGCCCTTGAACCGGTTCACCAGCTGCACCGAGAAGATCACCGAGGCGCCCATCAGCTGGTTGGTGACGCTGAGGCTCTGGCCGGTGCTGGCCGAGGCGTAGGTGTAGGACGCCTTCAGCAGCTGGCCGTTCTGGGCCGCGTTCACCGTGTAGATGCCGGTCGCGGTGTTGACCGCATACTGCCCCGCCGCTGGGGCCGAGGCGACGCGGCCAAGGTAGAGCCCGGTCGCCGTGTTGTAGACGCCGAGGTCCTGGCTGAACGTGCCGCCGTTGGCCACCGTGAACGTGCCCGACGTCGGCGTCGCCGACTCATCGACGCTGCCCAGCGTCTCGCCGGTGCTCGTGCCGAGACCGAAATAGACGCTGTTGAAGAACGCCGGATCGACCACCCCGATCGAGGCTTTCAGGTCGATCTTGGCTTTGCCGCGGGCCTGCTCCAGCGCGTACTGGTTGGAGCCGTAGAGCAGCTTCGAGTCATAGGAAAAGTCGACCGAGACATCCTGCAACCGCCCGAACCGGGCCGGCGTGGGATTGCTCCCGGAAGGCGTGGCAAACAGAAAGCCGACGCCGAAGACGGATTGAGCCATGGCTCAGATCTCCTTCAGGGGATTGTGGCGAAGCCAGAGAAACGAGGCTCAGGGGACCAACAGCTTGATCGGCACGACGATCAGCGTCTGGCCGTCGAGGTCGCCCTGGAATTTCTGGATGCGGCCCTCGATCCAGCACTTGTGCACGGCGCCGCCGAGCGTCTGGGCGAAGTCCGGGTCGGTCGGATCGATGAACAGGCCCCGCACCGCGGCCAGGATGGCGTTGGTGGTCTGTGTGGGAACGGCGCCGTCGTCCTTGCCGGCCTGGTGAAAGATCAGCCAGCTGGCCCCGAGCGTGGTCCGGGCCGGCATGCCGGTCACTTGTGTTACCGTCTCGTCGGTCTCGGCCTGGCAGAGCGCCGGCTGGGCCGGCAGGTCCTCGAAGGTCTTCACCCGCCGCGAGCTGAAGGCCAGCGCGCCCGATGGCGCCCAGGCGAGGCCGGCGGTCAGCTCGAACAGCGCCTGGTAGATGGGCTCGGCGTCCATCTCAGGCCTCCATCTGCTGGCGGACGGCGTCCAGCGCCGCGGCGATCAGCGCCTGCAAAGGCCCGGCAGAAGCATCCGCCAGCGCCCCGTCGCGCTGCGCCCCATCGCGCGCAGCTAGGATATCGCCCGGCGCGGTCACCGCGCCCCGGATCGCCGCATCCCTGTCGCGGCCGCCGACCACCTCCGCCAGCGCCTTGCGCCGCGCGAAGTCCGGCAGCTGACTGGCGCCGGACGCCGGGCCGGCGGCGATTACCGCCGCAATCACCGCCGGCAACCCGCCCAACCGCTCGGCCAGGTCATCAGCGCCGACCAGCGTCAGGCTCAGCATCAGAAAGGCGCCAGCACCTGGTAGGGCGCCAGCAGCGCCCGCACTGCGTCGTTCATGTCCTTCAGCGAGAAGCCGACGACTTCCTGACCGCCCAGGCTCTTCGACGAGAGCCCGATGCGGTCGCGTCGGCGAAACGCCTCCCCCACCAGCTCGATCGCCGCCTGGGCGATGTCCGGCGGCGTCGCCGCATACCCGGCCGTGTAGCTCACCACCACCGGCAGCCCGACCGGGAACCGCCCGCCCACCAGCGTCAGCGCCCGGTCGTCGAACAAGAGCCCACTGGTCAGTTGCACCGGATCGGCCGCCGCGGTGACGGTCTGCCCAGCAAACGCCGCACTCGCCACCGCGGTGATCGGGAAGTTGCGCAGCAGCAGCACCGACTGCCCATTGCCCCGGCAGGTCTCGACATAGCTCGCCGTCAGCACCTGCCGCCCGAGGAAGCTCGGGATGAAGGCCGAGACGGCCGTCACCAGCCCGGAGATCAGCCCGTCGGTCGTGCTTCCGCTGACGCCCAGCCAAGCCTTGACGCTATCGAGATCGGTAAGATCGCCAGCGGCCATGAGGAGCTCCTCTCCCCTCCCCCTTGAGGGGAGGGGCCTGGGTGGGGGTCTGCTTCAAGCGACGGCGAGGCGGAGAGAGACCCCGCCCCGCCGCTTCGCGGCCACCCTCCCCTCAAGGGGGAGGGTCCATGGTCACCCGTTCGCCACGTTGGTGATCACGCCCATCGCGAAGGGCGCGTACACCGCCAATACCTCCTCCACGTAGACGCCCTTCTGGCGCTGGCGGGTCACCGGGGGCCAGTCGATGGCGTAGTAGTCCTGGCGGCACTTCACCTCGGCCACGTTGGGCACCTCGCTCGACTGGTACTGGGCCGGCAGGGTCTCGGCGTAAGCGAGGATGGTCCCCGGCGGCACGAACGGGTGGATCTTCACCGGGATGCGCATGCCGCCGTCGAGCAGGAACGGGTTGTAGTAGGTGGCGATCATGCCGCCGGCATCGAGCTGATAGCCGCCGCCCGCCGGGTCCTGCCGATACTGCAGCAGCGGCCCGGAGCCCGACGACAGCACCTTGTTGGTGACGTTCTTCAGCTCCTGGCTGTTGACGAAGAGCACGGTCGGCGAGACCTGGTAGGTGTCCCACATGGTCTCCAGCATCTGGTCGATCTCGTTGACCGAGCCGCGCCCCGACGCCGTCAGCGCCGTGCCCGCCCCGGCCGCGCCGGTCGCCAGCGCCTTGACGTAGGCGTTGTTGCCGGCCTTCAGCGCCGTGGTCAGCAGGCCGTCGAAGCCCAGGCTGTTGGTCGAGCAGTCGGCCGTGACCGCCGTGGCGGCCTGCTGGCCGCCGGTAAGGGCCGCCGCGAAGGTCGCCGAGTTGATCGTGCTGATCGCCTGCAGCGTCTCCGACCCCGAGGTCCCGACAAACCAGGCGTAGCCCACCGCCCCCTGGCTCGCCGCCACCGTGGCCGAGAGCGTCTGGCCCAGCGTCACCGCCTGCGTCGCCGCGGTCGACTTGCCCGATGAGCCGCCGTTGATGGCGAAGGTCTTGCCGTCGGCCCCGGTCACCGTCTTGGAGGTGGCGATGCCGCCGGCGAGCGAGGAGTTGCGGTAGCCCTCCAGGGTCAGCGCCACCACGATCACCGAGTAGGTGGCGGCCGGCAGCGTCGCCCCCGAGCCGGCGGCGGCGAGGGAGGCCGTGGCGGGCGTGCCGAGCGCCAGCGAGGTGTTGCCGGCCAGGATCGCCATCTCCTCCTTCAGCATGGTCTTCTGCAGCAGCCGCATGGCCATGGTGGCCTGGATGTCCTCGAAGCCCACCGCGGCGTTGATCGCCTCGAAGGTGACCGAGTCCTCCTCGCCCAGCGTCACGTAGGAGGCCGACTTGTTGGCGGTGACATAGCTCATCTGCCCGGCGCGCTGGCCCTCGGCCACCCAGCCGATGGCGTCGTAGCCGGAGCCAACGAGCGAGGAGACCTGGCGCCAGTTGGTCGCCGTGCCACCAGAGCCGGCGACCCGGGGCACCCGGTTCCGCAAGGGCGTTGCGGCCGGATAGAGGTTCTTGGCCGGCGCCTGCAGGTCGAACGCGACGAGGCCGGTGGCCTGGGAGATGTTTTTCTCCAGCCGACCCGGATCGACGCCGGCCTGGGCCAGGATGGTGCGCGCGATGTCCTCGGAGGGCCGGGACATGGCGTTGACGAACGACTTCTTGAGGTCGTCGGGCGAGAGAGCAGTGTTCATGGTCGATGCTCCTTGTAGGGGGGCATGGGAGAGCGCGGCGATGCGAGCGCAGCGCCGTGTGGATTGGGGTTGGCTTGCGACGATCAGCCCAGCGGGATCGGCTGGCGCAGCGAGGCCTTCATCAGCAGGAAGGCGCGTTCGTCGGAGGTCAGCGCGGCGAGGGCCTTCTGGGCCTCGCTCGTAGAAAGTTCGTGGCTTTCGCCGCCGGGATCAGCGTCATCGACCTTGCCGACGGCGCGGGCATGCGGACTGGCCGCAGTGCGCGGCGGCAAGGGCGCCGCGGCCAGCCGCTCGATGCGCGCATCCTGCGCCGCCAGCCGCCGCTCGAGCGCATCGAGGCGCGGCAAAGCCTTGGCGAGATCGTCGGCGGCGCCGGCTTTCGCCGCCTCGGAGCAATTGCTCGGATCGCAGCTTGCCCCCAGCGCGACCAGCGCGTCGTGCGCGGCCTGCAACGCGCCCGGGTCAGATTGCGCGAGATCAGCCAATCGCGTGGCCAGGTCATCGCCGCCGGCCGGTTGGTCAGCCGCCTCGCCGTCAGCTGAGTCAGCGTCATCAGCAGGGTCTGGCGTGTTGCCGTCGGTAGCAACGGGAGTGTCGTCGCTCAGGCCGGCGCCTCCCGCATCCTCACCGTCAGCCGGCGGCTGCTCGGCCATCAGCGCGGCGCGAGCCTTGGCGACATAGTCCTTCCAGCTACCCGGCCGACCGGCGGCGCTGGCCATCTGCGCCGCCCGCGCCTTCACCGCTTCGTTGTCGGGCGGCGGGGCCAGGTCGGCCTTCCAAAGGTCGATCACTGCCTCCGGGTTGGCCGGCCGGTCGACCAGGCTGATCTCGGAGAGCCGGATCTTGGTGATCACCGTGGCGTCGGCCGCATCGCGCGCCAGCACCTTGCCGCCGATCGAGAAACCCGAATAGGTCCGCGACTTCACCTTGGCTATGGCCACCGGGTCGACCACGTGGGCGACGATCCGGGTCACCCCGTCCTCATCGACCGTAGCCTCCAGCGTGCGGCCCGCCGCGGTCGGCTGGTGCATTTCGCGCAGCGCCGGATAGCGGGCGTAGTCGGGCAGCGCCGCCTTCATCGCCGCGGGCAGCACGATCTCGCCGGCGTCATCGCGCGCCCCGGTCGAGGCGACGCCATAGACCTTCAGCGTGCCGTCGGGCTGCTCTTCAATCTTCGTAAGCTCGCCGAAAAGGCGCATGCGGATAGGCTCCCGTGGCAGCAGTGATCAGGTGGTGGCGGCTGCGGCGCCAGAGGCCGGGGCGCCAGAGGCCGCGGCGGCTGGCGGCGGTGCGTTCAGCGGCTGGGCGGCGCCGTAGATGCGGGGCGTCTCCCCGCCCTCCACCGGCGCCAGGCCGCGGCGCTGGCGAACTTCGTTGATCGACGCCGAACCGTTGCGCAGGTCCTTGTCGTCCATGTTCGACTGCGCCGACGAGTCGATCTGCGGCATGTCCAGCCACGCGAAGTCGAGGTCGGTCTCCCCGAACTCGTCCTCGTTGACGCCGTCGATCAGCCGTTTCACCCACAGCTTCAGCGGCGCCAGGCCCTCCTCCAGGCCGCGGTCCTGGTCCTCGCCGGCGGTGGCGCGGTTCATCTGCCGCACGAACGGCGTCGGCGGCAGCGAGAAGGCGAAGGCGACGATCCGCGCCAGCCACTCGTCGAAGTCGTCCTTCAGCGGCGGGTCCTTCAGCGCCTGGTAGCTCGCCCCGGCCGGCGTCCAGATCAGCTTGGCGCGCTCGGAGGGTTGTCCCGACAGCTGCGAATTCAGCCATAGCTGCAGCTCGCGGATTTGGCTGGGCCCCCACCCCTCCGGCGCCGTCAGAAAGCCCTGCGGCGCGTTACCCTCGGTGAAATAGGCCAGCTGCGCGGCCTGCCGACTGATCAAAGTCTGCAAGGTGACCACGATCTGCTCCACCGGCCCAAAGCCCAGCAGATGGTTCGGCCGCCGGTTGCGCGGCGCATAGAGCAGGTCGTCGGTGGTGAGGTCGGCCCACACCCGCCCCTTGATGATCTGCTGGTAGGCCGGGTGCGGCGGCAAGGGCGTGCGCCCGGTCTCGTCCACCAGCAGCTTCAGCGTATCGCCGGGCACCACATCCAGCCCGATCAGCCGCCCGGCGCGATCGCGCCGCTTCTCGAAGGCCGGCGCATCGATGGCCAGCAGGTCCTCCAGCGCCAGCCGCAGCCAGGTGGCGAAGTGATGCGTCCCGTCCGGCCGCCGCCAGAACTGCGTCAGTTGCGCCGCCCGCGCCTGCAGCGCCGGCGTATCGGCCACCCCAGCCCGCGGCGTAAACCGCCAAAGCAGCGCCTCCAGCTGATCCTTCCGCGTCTCGATCGCCAGCCGCACCAACTCGACGTTCGCGAATGCCCGCAGATGCGCAAACCCGAACGCCTCCGCCGAGCGCGGCGTGATGTTCGCATTCACCCCAACCGGAAAGTCCCAGACCCGTACGGCCTCCTGATCCGTGGGCGCCAACGGCTGCCCCGGCGAAAACACCGCCTCGCTCACGGCCGGCCCCAGCGGGTAGGACGCTTGCCAGGACATGGAGGTGCGAAAACCACCGTTGGGGGGCATGAAATCTCCTTCCTTCTCCCCTTGCGGGAGAAGGTGGCGCGTGGGCGCCGGATGAGGGGTGTCAGCGCGACATTCTGATATTAGCGAGGGATTTCAGAGCCTAAAGCCCGGGATCGCCCTCATCCGACCGCTCCGCGGCCATCCTCTCCCGCAAGGGGAGAAGGGAGTTTGGCCACATCCTCGCGCGCCATCTCCAGAAACCCGGCGCTCGCAATCCGCGACTGGTGCGCCCCGAAGGCCCGGCTGGTCGCGTCCGCGTCGTCGTCGTGGCGGGCGTCGGGGAAGCCTTCCAGCGACGAGAACCAGCCGTCGTTCCAGGCGCCGCGCAGCACGTAGACGTTGCCGGCCTCGGCCTGGGCGCTGAAGGGGTTGAAGCGGGTGACCTTGTCGCCGCTCTCGGGCGTGGCGCGCACCGCATAGCCTTCCAGCGCCCGCACCAGGGCGGCGGCCTGGGACTTGCCGGCCTGGCCGGGGTCCTGCGGCAAGGCGACCTCCGCATTGACGCCGTCTTCGGCCGCCGTGTTGGCCAGGAAACGTTCCACGCCAGCCGGCGTCGCTCGAGTGCGCCTGTGATCAAGCACGTAATACCTCCCGTCGGCGCTGCGGCCGAGCTTTGTTCCCGCAGTCCAGTCCGGATCGTTAGTCTCGGTCTTCGGCGTCGCCGCCAGGTCCCAGCCGCGCTTCACAACCATGCCAGCAGGCGCGGCATCCACCACCTGGCACCAGGCCCGGTTGAAGAGCAGGCCGGCGGCCGCGCGGATCTTCCAATTGCCGTGCAACAGCCGCTCCCGCTCCACCCGCGGCAGCGCCATCAGACCGGCGCGATACTCGGGGTCGGCCTTGGTCAGCGCCTTGTTGTCGGCCAGCCGGGCGTCGACGAAGGTCAGCGTCCGGGGCGAAAGTCCCGGATGCCGGCGTTGCAGTTCCGTCTTGCCGCTCGCCCATTGCAGCCGGTCGCCAACCCGCACGAACCAGCGCGGCTTGCCGGCGCGCCGGCGGATCGCCAGCCCAGTCGCCGGGTCGATCCACCAAGCCACCAGTTCCGCCACCCAGCTGTCCGCATCCGGATTGCAGGTGGCGCGGATATAGGGCGCCACCCCGCCGACAGAGCGGCTGCGGGCGGTCATGCTCCAGAATTGCGCCGCGGTGAAATGCGTCAGTTCGTCGAAGCAGATCAGCGGCAGCTGCGCACCCTGCCAGTCGAGCACAGTCTTCTCGTGCTCCAGATGGGCGAAGCGCACCCGCGCGCCGGATGGAAAGCGCCATTCGAGGCTGGCGCTGAACGGCTCGCCGCCGAGGGCGGGGCAAAGCTTGAATGTCTCGTCCCAAAGCCCGCCGGGGTTGCGCACCTGCACGGTCGTCCTGCGGAAGATCACCGCCGAAAAGTCCGGATCCTCATGGTGGCGCAGCGCGTCCAGCAGCAGCGCCCAGGTCTTTCCGCCGCCCGCCGCGCCGCCGTAGATGGCGATGTCGGCGCCCGACTTGAGGAACCGGCGCTGCGGACCCGCCTGGGCGGTGAAAACGTGTTCCTCAGCTTTCGCCGCCGCTGCCTCGGATGGGGCGTCGGCGGCGGCCGTTGTCGGGGATGTCGAGGCGGGCAGTGACTCTGCCGCGGGCCTTTTGCTCCCTGGTTTCCTGTCGCGGGCGATCGGACGACCTCCCGTAACGCTGGGCCATCACCTTGGCCCAGGCCGCGCCGCGAAACGTCGCGCCGGTCTCGAACGCGATCCGCGGCTGGGCTTCCCACCAGGCGCGGGCCTCGGTGTCGGCGTCCGCCAGCGCCGCGGCGAAAGCTGGATGCTGCGCCGCCCAGGCCTCGAAGTCCGTCAGCGAAACACCGAGCGCCGAGGCGATCTCGGCGCGGCTGAGGCCGCCGCGCCCCTGCGCCACAACGCGCTCTGCGATGTCTGGATCATAAGGCCGGATTGGGGGGCGGATCGTCGTCATCGGCTCGACTTCCTGAAAGGGGCCGGGCTCAATCGCTATTCCTGCGACACCCAAAGTAACAACATATTCGTGGCGATTCGGCAAGCGGAAACTCCGCCGTCCCCTACTTTTCCACGGCCGCCCCGTAACCTTCCTGCCAACCGGAGCGAACTTGAGAGGGCCATGACCGCCCTCGCCCTCCGCCTCTGCACCGTCCTCGCCTTCGCCGCGGCCCTCGCCAGCTGCCAGGCTTCGGCGCGCCCCGTGGTGGTCGAGCTTTACGAGAGCCAGGGCTGCTCGTCATGCCCGCCGGCCAACGCCAACCTCTCCACCGTCGCCGATCGCCCGGACCTCATCGCCCTGAACTTCGCCGTCACCTACTGGGACAACCTCGGCTGGAAGGACACCTTCGCCCACCCCGAGTTCACCGCCCGCCAGTACGACTTTGCCCACGGCCTCCATCACGGCGACGGCGTCTTCACCCCGCAGGTGGTGGTCGATGGCCGCCACGACGGTGTCGGCGCCGACCCCGCCGACTTCGCTCGGCTCATTACCCAGGGCGCGAGCCATGACCCCGCCCCGGCCATCACCCTGGCGACCGCCGTCGCCAGCATCGGCGCCGGCCCCTCCCCGGCCGCGCCGGCCGACGTCTGGCTGGTGCGTTACGATCCCCGCGTCCTGCAGGTGCCGATCCGGGCCGGCGAGAACAACGGCAAGACCCTGCCGCACCGCAACATCGTCCGCCAGCTGACCCGTATCGGGGCCTGGACCGGCGCCGCCACGGCGCTGCGCCTGCCGCCCCCCGCCGAGCCGCAGCTGGTGACGGTGATCCTGGTCCAGGCCCCGCACGGCGGCCCCATCCTCGCCGCGGCGAAGGGCTGAGATGGCAGCCGGGCCGCCACACGCCTGCTGACAGGCGCCGACGGCAATGTCATTGATCGCCACTTACGATCTGGTCCTGTCGCCCGCCGGGGCGGCGCGGCCGGCGATCCCGAGGGGCCCCCGCCAGGTGAGCGACGTCGAGCTGCGGCTGAAGGCGCTGATGCTGCTGGCGCTGGACGGCGATGCGGCCGCTTCCAACGCCCTGCTCACCGCCCTCGCCCCGCCGCTGCGCCGCTACTTTGCCCGCCGCCTCGGCCAGGGCGCCGCCGAGATCGAGGATCTGGTCCAGGAGACCCTGATCGCGGTCCACACCAAGCGCCACACCTACGACGCCCACCAGCCGCTGACGCCGTGGGTCTACGCCATCGCCCGCTACCGGCTGGCCGACCACTTCCGCCGCAGCCGCCGCCGCGGCGAGACGCCGCTGGATGACGCTGGCGACCTCATCGACCCGGGAGACTTCGATGCCGCCGAGGCCCGCCGCGACCTGGCCCGTCTGCTCGAAGCCCTGCCGGAACGCCAGCGCCGGCTGGTGATGGACGTCAAGGTCGAGGGCCGCTCGATCGAGGAGACATCAGCCAAGACCGGCCTTTCCCAGTCCGCCGTCAAGGTGGCCGTGCACCGGGCCGTGAATGCGCTGGCCAAGAGGTTCCGTGATGCAAACGGATGACCTCATCGCCCAGCTGGTCGAAGACCGGCGCGGCGCCAGCGGAATGCGGCGGCTGCTGTCCCTGGCCATCCTCGTGTCGATCGCCGGCTCGTTGCTGGTGATGCTGCTGGGCTGGGGCATGCGGCCGGACCTGCACCAGGCCATGCGCACCGGCCCGTTCTGGATGAAGGCGGGCTATTCGATCGCCTTCGCCGCCGCCGGCGTCGCCCTGGTCGAGCGGCTCGGGCGGCCGGTCGGCCGGGGCCGCGTCGGCTGGCTGATCCTGGCGCTGGCGGTGGCGGCGATCGTCGGCCTCGCCATCGCCGAGCTCGCCTCGACGCCCATGGCCGGCTGGCATGCCGACATGATGGGCCGCTCGTCCCGCATCTGCGCCCTCAGCATCACCCTGATCTCGGCCCCGGCCTTCGCAGCAGCGATCTGGACGCTGCGCCGCATGGCGCCGACCAGGCCGCGCCTCGCCGGCGTCGCGGCGGGCCTGCTGGCCAGCGGTCTCGGCGCCACGGTCTACGGCCTCTTCTGCCAGGAGACCG